GAAAGTTGTACGTGAAAATCGTACAAGCGAACTAAAATTCGTGACAAACATTATGGTGGGGATCTTAACTGACCTCCACTATACTTTTCCTACCATTTCTCGTAAGAATAGGAATCGTGATCTAAAACACATTTCACATTTGAATGAGACTCGTGGTCTTGGGTTTTACACCCGTGACCTTCCTCTCCTCGATGACATCATCCTTGATGTTCTCGCGGGAAGACAAGCCAGTTTCTCAGGCCCTTTCGGGTCTGGCCATTCACCTAAGCTTTTTAGGGGATTATGGAGACTGGTCATTGACGAGTATGGTAACATTCTTGATAGTGCAGATCCTACAGCAATATTTTATCTTCGTCAGTTAGCATTATTTGCTAAAAAGGCAAATATCACATTAAAAAGTGATGCTTTGAACGAAAGGAAAATACATGCCTACAGATCTATCGAAGAAAGTCTACATTCGCCATCAGAACGATGGTTTATGGATGACTTTTATGGTACTAGTACTTATGTTCCTAGCTGGGCTCTCCGTCTTGGCAATCGTGACATTGACTTCTTCTGGTCAACGTCAACAGATTGTCGTGAACGGGCGTCCCGCTTTGAACACTTACTACGTACCGTCCAGCGTGTCGGAGATTACTACAGCAAGCACCTCGACGAAATCGACGAGTGGCTCAGCTGTTGCTCCTTAACACGTAAAAATGGACATCTTCGAATTAAAAGGACTACTCCTTTTAAGCACGGACCTGGAGCTACAGCCAGTACTAGTCGATTCGTCGACAAGTACACTATCAAAGGGATTAATCCACCTTTGAAGAACTACTACCTAAGGCAGTCTGGAATTTGTGAAAATTTCGCAACTGCCTTGATAGAGTACTGTAGTCCCAATATTACCAATGAACGATCAAAAATCGTTCTGGTACCGAAAGATAGTCGAGGACCGCGAGTTATCGCGGCCGAACCTATAATGAACCAATTGATGCAGCAGGGTGGTTACTCTTTTCTTAAGGAAAAGGTGATCCCCAACACCCCAGCTAGTAAGTCTATCGACTTTACAAACCAGGGTCTGTCTCAAGAGGCTGCGAGATTAGGATCTATAGATGGCAGTATAGCCACTATAGATCTATCTGACGCTAGTGATAGATTGTCACTACATTTTATAGAGAGACTGTTTTCGGAGAGCCAAACCTTTCTAGCTTATATCCACGCATGTAGAACGCAGAATGCGCAATACAACGGGGAAAACTTCGATAATCTAAAGAAGTTTGCTAGTCAAGGTAATGCTCTAACGTTTCCTTTGCAAACGCTTGTTTACTACATAATAGCAGTAAGCGTACGCATTTTTAGAAATGACGAGAATTATCGTCATGTACTAGAACAGAAAGATATTCACTCTATCTCTGAAAAGAGGTTTGAGTGGATGCTCTCTGGTGCATCGGAATACGTCCGGGTCTTTTGGGACGATATGATAGTCCCCTCTCAAGATGGAGAGGACGTCGTAAGTCTACTAGAGCATTTTCAACTTGTAGTAAACAAGAAGAAAAGCTTCTTCACAGGAAACTTTAGGGAATCCTGCGGAGGCGACTATTACAAAGGTTACGATGTAACCCCAATAAAGTTGCGAGTAGTTTCTTACGCAAAACCAGAAGGTCAGCAAATGTTGCTTGATGTCTCTAACGAGGCATTCCAGAAGGGACTGTGGCATACCGCAAGGTATTTGCTTCATCACTTCAACTATAGGATTGACGGATCAATTCCGGTTCCTATAATAGCTGTTACCGACTCTGGACTAGGTCTTAAATGTTACTCCGGGAGATACCGTCGCCACCTTAAATTAAGGTGGAATAACGACTATCAAACCATCCAATATAAAACTTGGATGAGCTCTGCTAAGAGCTGGAGATGTAAGAGGTCTAGTACGTCACGACTAATCATGGCCAATATGGTTGACAGTAGTCAGCCAGGTTGGGACCCTGATTATGTCCAAAGATCCCTATCCTCAATGAGGATGGGCTGGTGTTA